ATTATGAGTAAATTGATATTCAAGATTGACAACTTTCTACTTTCTGATTGCGGTATTAATGTAGAAACGGTTTCCGGCTTGTTCCAGTTGCCTAAGAGAAAAACGCAAATATCAAACGACGATGTTACATCGCATGGTAAATTCTATGATTTGACCTCATTACCAAAATACACAGAAAGGACTATAACGTTGAATTGCTTTATAAATGGAACAAATAGACTTGATTTCATTAATAAAGTCAATGCTATTACTTCTATTTTTGACGGCATAGGTTATCATCGGCTGTCTTTAGATTTGGGGAATGGAACAGTACTGCCATACGAAGTAATTCGGGCAGATGGTGAACCTATAGAACCGGATTGGAACAGTTCCAAGACGCTTGCAAAATTCAAAATTACCCTCGTAGAACCTATACCGATAAAACGGGTAGTTATTGCCAATGGTGGTGATGTAATTGTGAAATTTCATACAGAAAAACTAATAACTATTGGTTGGGGCGATGGAACTTACACCTATGATTTGTACGGAGATGTGAGTCTGACAAAAAATCTTACAGCTGGGGCACAAATTGTTATAATGGGAGATATTGAAGAAATTACAAATTTTGAAATAACAGGAGGAGCAAAAAAATGGGATATTTGGTCTTAGAAAAATCATCAGGAAATAAGGTTGTTCTTGCTGGTACTTATCCATTTATACAGGTAACAAAAGCAGATCAAAAACAAGAGCTTTTAGGTGCCGATACATTTACAATAAGCGTCCAATCTACTCAGGAATTAAATTTTGAGATTGGTGATAGTATAGTTGCTTTCGGTTGTAGATATTGGATAAATTGCCCTCAAAATATAACCCATACAAATAGTGGTGATAAGCACGTATACGATATTGAATTTGAGGGAATACAATATAGATTTATCAATGCTGTACTATTTGACATGGGTATTTCTCAATATGCAACAACGACATCAGTTAGTTATTGCGCTAATTTGCTTGAAATATGCCGTTTGATAGTCACATGCGTAAATTACAATGAAAATAAAACTCTTGTTGTGTTGGATGAAGCGAACATTCCTGAAACAGAGCGCATGGATTTATCTTTCTCGGACACAAACTGCTTATCTGCTTTACAGACAATCTGCGGTACTGATTATTTCAATGTGTTTTTTAAATTGACAGAGCAGGCAAATGGAACTTATATTTTGCGCGTTAATCAAACAGTTGGGCAACTATTACCTTATAAATTTAAAGTTGGTCAGCGCGGTGGAGCGTACGAGATAAAAAGGTCTAAGGATAGTAGCTCATCGTCTATATTCACAAGATTGTATGCCTATGGTTCGTCGTCAAACATACCTACAAGCTATAGGAATTATTCGACAAAGTTAAGATTACCTGTTGCGGTTCCTGATGGGTTCACAATTCCTAATGAATACGAATTGGTAAATGATGCAGAAAGAAACCTGACTTATTTGCAATTAAAAGGCGTTGATACAAATATTTCATACGTAAAAACGTATGATAAAGTTATGCCTGAACGTATTAGTAAGGTTACTAAACTAGATGATGTCAGCATATACAAGTTCTATGATAACACAATGGACTTTGACTTGAACGAAAGAAAGGCTGACGGAAGCACAAAGTATCTATTAAATGGACAAGCTGCAAAAGTTCATTTCAATACCGGAAAGCTGGCTGGGATGGAGTTCAGTGCAACTTATAAATCCGATGAAAAAAGCTTTGTAATTGCAGCTTATACAGATGATAAAAGTCAATCCTATCCAGACCCTGATACAACAGCGTTCCGCGTTTCTGTAGGCGATGAGTATGTAATATTAGACATAAATATGCCTGATGTATACATATCAAATTCAGAAAAAGAATTACTAACTGAGGCTTTGGTAGATATGAAAGCAGGGTGCTCTCCGTCGCAAAATTTCGAAGTAAAAGTCCGGGAATTGTACCTAAAAAAATACGAAGTAATTGGGGCTCAAAATAACTTTTTCAATATTGGAGATTTTGTTGTTGTTGATGGGGCGGGAGATGCTCCAATCCAAGTATTGAGTTTTACTCGTAATTGGTTATTACCGTATAATTACACTATTGAACTGGCTAATATCGTGACAATAAATTATCAGACGCAAGTTATTAATGCCTTGCAGAGATTGTCAAATGTTGTTGTAACCAACAAACTAAATGATGCTGCTAAAACAAAGCGCAATTGGCGTGTATCTGAGGAAATTGTTCAAATGGTTAACAGCTTGCAGCTTGACATGTTATCAATTGGTAACAATGCAGGGCAGTACGATACTACCATACAATTTGAATTTAATTATTCTGCCAATATAAACAGAATCGTATCAACTTCCGGCTCTCTTGTGCATTCCTACTACAACCAACTTTCAAACGTGGGTATCTGGCTTGTTAGTGCTTCTGATACGGTATTAGTAAATGATACAAAACCTTATTTCATATATATCAAAGCATCAAAAACAGATGCTACAGCATCAATAACGTATTCTGAAACTCAAATTTCAGTTGAAGAAATAACAGGTTTCTATCATTTCCCATATTGCATAATTTCAAGCGTAATTGATGGAGAAAGAACACCCACGACATTTAAAGGATACACTCAAATTATAGGTGATTCCATACGTACAGGGCATATAAAGGGAAATGCACTTGATATTAATTTAAATGACGGCGAGGTAACTGGAATTGTAAATATGTTGAGTGGTCTTATTGCCGGCATGATCAAGCTGTCAAGTAATGGTGTAGTAACGGCAGGATTACAAGGTGATTCGGCTGTAAATGTTGGTGCTTGGTTCGGTGGAACCTACGAAGAGGCTTTGGCCGGACTGGCAAAGATAATTGAATACAAAGACGGTTCGTTTCAATTTGGCGGTGGAAGTTTCCGCGGTGATGCTGCCGGGAATATTATTACGGACATGGGATTTGAGGCGACAGAAGGTCATATAGGCGGATTCTCAATATTTGAAAATTCCATCATGAATGACACCGTTGAATTTGCTGATGAAGAGGTCGAAACACTTGATCAACTTCTTAATCCTGTCGTAAATAAGATAATCAAAACATACACTTGGCACGCTGCAACAACAGGTAAGAACGCAATGGCGTACACACAACCGCTAGTATTGGCTAATTCAGGCAGTATCTCATTTGCAGTGACTGCCACAGCAGCAAATCCGAGTGGTTATGCAAATATGAATCTTCGAGTATTGATAACAGATACAATCAATACAGTTGTGTTTAGCGATTATACGGACGCTACAGCTAATGGAATAATAAACAACAAGCAATATACCGTGCGGCTTCCGTCTGGAACATACAACATACAGGCCATAGCAAGCCACCAAAACGCATTAAGTGTTGACATAATCGGTGAGCAGATAAGAAATGACGACAATACATTTAGCGAGTACATACGTGCAATTCCGTCAAGCAATCGGAATAAGTTAGGCAACAACGGCATGTTCTCCTTTTGGAACAAATCTAATTATCATTACTATTCAGCACCTTTCGGATTCAAACATAAGGGGTCATGTTGCTTGGTGAATACCTCTTATCAGGCGTTCGTTGACGATTCCAACCCCGAACCGATCATAAGTAACATTAATCAATTCAATTCTTTTATACTGAATATAAATGACACCGATAGAGTGCTTCACCTTCCAGCTGTTAGTGAGTTTGAAATAGGTGTTAATGATATGAAGATAAGTATAATTACAGCCTACTCGAATGGTGGGCAACTTAGGATTGAATCAAAAACAGGAGCCACCCTCTATGACTGGGATGGCAATGCAAAAACGCGCATATTAATGAGCGTAGGCGATAGCTTTGAATTACATGCAATACGTGCAGGGTTAGATATGAAATATTATATAACTCAAAAAACAGGCGGGGCTATTGATTAAATTTTTATACAAATATGATTATATTATAATCACTTATTTATATATTTGCACTAATTATGGGACTATTATTTTACAGTGGCAAGGGAATACAGGATATTCAAAAAATATCTGGCGATGGGTCTGCGGGGTCAGTTGACACCTACATGATCTACTATACCGATAAATCCGCTTCGACTTACTCGGTTCGTAATGGTGCTAATGGATTATCTCCACGTATTGGTGATAATGGTCATTGGTGGGTGGGAAATGAAGACCTCGGAGTTTCATCGACACATCCCGATCTAACCGGATATTCAACCAAGGCGCAAGCTGATCTATTATATAAACCGATCGGATACGAACCGGATTTGTCGGCTTATTCAACGAAGTCTTTGTCTGACGTTCTATACCTAGGCATTAACTCGCAAGCTTCCGACTCCGCGAAGTTTGGCGGGCAGCTTCCGTCGTACTATCAACCTAAATTAGAAGGTAACGGGCTTGTCCGAATGAATGGAAAGACTGTGACTTACGACTACAGTAATTATCTGACTGGCATCACCTCCGCGCAGGTTCTTGCCGCGCTTGGCTATACGCCATACAACGCGGGGAATCCTGCCGGATATATTACGGCTGCATCGCTTCCGGCATCGCTTCCGGCAAGTGATGTTTATGCATGGGCGAAGGCTTCGAGTAAGCCATCTTATTCGTGGTCTGAGATAGGGGGTAAGCCCATAACTGTAGCGGGTTATGGTATTACTGATATGGGAAGCCAGTCAGTGAACTATGCGAATAATGCAGGAAGCGCAGGTTATGCCACGTATTTACCTACTTGCTATGGTGGCGGTCAACAATTAAATCCTCAAACCTATTTTTCTCCGAGTATAGGTTTAAAAGTTGCTATGACCGCTGCCGTGGGAGTTTGGTCTGACACGCTGTGGATTAATGGGTATGCTGGCGGAGATGTGCTAAACATGTGCGCATTACATTTTCAGAGGAATGGCACACCGAGAGCTTATATATCAACACAGGCAAGTAATGCAACAAGTTACGGCACCGCTTATGAGTTTATAACCGGATATAATATAGCTAGTCAGAGTGTAAATTATGCAAATAGTGCAGGAAGTGCTAACAGTGCAGGGTCAGCAACTAGGTTACAAGGTGCAGATGCTTGGACGACTGGGACTGATGGATGGTTTCGTTCGGGCGGTAGCTGTGGATGGTATAACCAAAGTTATGCCGTAGGTATTTATGCTATTGATAGTACTTATGTTAGAACCTATAATAATGCTAGTTTCGTTGCTAACAATATAGTGGCTAATGGACAATTTACAGGAAATGGCGCAGGGTTAACAGGAAATGCAAGCAGTTTTAGTGTAGGTTATGCGTCTGGCGCAGCTAACGCAGCTAACTCAGGAAACTTGGGTGGTGTTGCTGCTGATTATTTTGTACGAGGACAAAATAGTAACAGAACTACAAATCTAGCAGATTTCAATCAATATCTACCATCGGGATTTTATGATGGCTCATCTGCAACTGGTGCGCCCTCAAATACATGGTATCATATTATAAACAATGCGCACTATGGTTCTTCCTCTTCCAATCAGTATCAATTTCAAATAGCTTCAGGATTTTGGGACCACTCGGCATTTTATATGAGGAACATAAGTCCAAATGACATCGGACCTTGGAGAACGTTATGGCACGATGGGAATTTCAACCCGTCGAACTATCAACCGGCACTAGGTTACACGCCATACGATGCGGCAAATCCAAAAGGGTATGTGACTAGTGCGGGGTCTGTAAACTACGCAGCAAACGCAGGAAATGCGAGTACGGTTGGCGGGTACACGGCATCTCAATTGTTGGCTACTGGTGGTAATTGGGATTCTGACCATAGATTCTCTTCGACATCAGGATGGCAAAAATTCTCAAATGGTTTTATGATTCAATGGGGCTATGTTGATTTGAAAAATGGTGCTCAAACTACTATTAGATTTCCAAACTCATTCAGCTCTTATATATTCTATACTGGATGTCAAAACACTACAACATCCACTTCTTTCAATAACGGAAGCCAAAACAATGTAACGTTCGCAGTAAGTCTCAACGGCATGGGAATATACAACGGGTCAGGAGACACCCGCGTCACTTGGATTGCAATTGGACTTTGATATTGAAATAATTATAAACACTTAAAAAACAAAAACAATGAAAATTAGAGAAAAGTCCCGACAAACGGGCATTATTGCAGATGCGTGCAATGGTGACATAAATTATGACCTGAATTACAATATTCAGGGAAGCGAACTAACAAGTCTGAATGGAATAGTGACAAAAACAGCTCAACAAAAAGATGGAGATGCAATCCCGGCTAATAACGTGCAGCTAGGGAGCTTTAGCGTTTTTAGCTGCGCTGATAATCCAACTATCAATCTGAATTTGAATGCCGATTGTGCCTTGACTGACAAACAGGCTATTCTAGCGGACATTTACGCAATTCTCGATGAATTAAAAGGTACTAACGCTTAAAAATAACTGTATGATACTAGGATTAATTAAAGCAAAGTTACAGGATGTCAATCATCTGTTGGATTACTTCAAAGAGAATAAAATCAAGAACACACCATTATTCATGGTGCTATTTGATAACCTTGAAGTTTTAGTAGCTGCCAACAAAATTATCGATAAAGCAATATCTCCCGAACTCAGCGAACTCGACAAGAAAGTATTTGATTTGATAATCTCCTACAGGGAGAACAAAGATAACAAACCCATCGAGGGAGATATATTTCAATTTGGTTTGTCCTTGTTGAGCGACGAAGAACAGGAGAAAAGGAAAGAACTATTCAAGGAATACGAAGCTGATATGCTCATTGATCGTGACATTGATCTTATTCAAATTAGCCGGGAATTACTCGCGGGGGTTGACTTGGAAGTTGACGAATACAATCAGATTC